CTTAGTCCCTTTCTTGCGACAACCTGGATATGCTGAAAAGATGTTATCTGATGTATCACCACGGATACATTTCTCAAACAACAACCACTCAGGGTCAGGGGGAGGGAGAACTTCTTTAGTCTTTTTATCTTTGATGGGTGTACGGTTCTTATCATCTTTGAAGTAACCCTGAGGAGTAATGATACGGTTCTGTACGCCATCGTATAGTGTTACATTGTCGCAAATCAACTGCTGATAATCACCATCACTTGATACAATAATGTGATGATCATTCGGATGCGATTCGATGAATACTGCAATCATATCATCTGCCTCTGCTTCTTTATTCTGAAGTACTGTGCAGTTAGTACGTGTTTCGACAAACTCTACAAGACTATCATATGCACCGAACATGATACCATCTTCTTCTTGTTCACGTACAGATTTAGCTTGCTGTGCAGCACGGCGCTGTGCTTTATATGGAGTATAGAAGTCTTTGCGCCATGAGCGACCCTCTAAACAAAATACAGCGTGATCAGCATCAAACATATTGTAGCACATCTTAACACTAGACATCATAATGTGAAATGCCATACCGATCTTAGTATCGATATCAGCACCACGATGTCCTACGTGCTTTGCTCGGTGAAACATGTTGAGACTGTCAACAAGAATAAAAGTAGCCATTAGTAATCCTCTATTGTAATTTGATTCTATCTTACACGTTTATTGAGTTGTTGTCAAGAGTATTCTGCACTATCTTCGCCTGTTTTTAGACGTTGGATAATCAGACCTTCTTTACTAGAAACATCAAAACTCTTTGGATCACCAGCTTCATCTTCCAATTCACTTAAAACAATATTTCTGCATAAATCATTGAACCAGTTGTCAACTATAGTATCTTCCTCTGCTCCCTCGTATCCGCTATTGGCTAGATACTCTACAAAGTGTTCGTTAAAATCTAGTTCAAAATGTCCAGCACCTGGATTTTCTTTATCCAGATCCATATTGATTACTTTGATATATGGTTCACCGTTGAGTGTTGCTGTTTTCTTAGTGTGTTCTTCTTCTGTAATGTGTCCAAATTCTAAATCGATATTTGCAATTTCTTGATCCATATCTTTTTCATCTTTGATTTTTCTTGCATTACTTCGCTTGATTTCTTCATCTGTCATAAACCAAGTCTTGGGTTTAAAAATATTCATGTTACACCTTTAGTTCTGGAACAGCTTCTACTAGTGCTTCTATTCCACCTTTAATTGCAAACATATTTTCAAAATTATTATTTTTTAAATATTTTGCAACTTGTTCTGCTCTGGCTCCATTGTCACATATAAAAAGACACACAATATATGTTGGAGCCATTTCAATTTGTTCTGGAATATCATACATAGAGATATTAAAAGTATTTTTAACTGCTCCTTGTTTCTGAATTTCATCTGGTTCACGGATGTCAACTAAGATATATTCTTCTTGATCCATCCATTCAGCAATAAATTCGTCTACTGTAATGATTTCATTTTCTTCATTAGTTTTATAAAAACTCATATTACCATCCAATCTTTTCCCACGGCACATCTTTATCTCCGAAATGTCCGTATACACAGTTCTCACTGTAGTTATAAAAATTAAACATATCGAAACGATCAATGATTCCTTTTGGACTCAAATCGATATTATCACGAATGAACTTTTCGATACTCTTGCTGTAGCCGTTTGACTCAACATAGATACTTGTTGGTTGCTTTACACCGATAGCATAAGACAACTGAATATTACACCAATCAGCCATTTCGTCTGCTACTACATTCTTTGCTAACCAACGTGCCATATATGCAGCACTGCGGTCTACTTTGGTCGGATCCTTGCCACTAAAAGCGCCGCCACCATGGGGGGCAAAACCGCCATAAGTATCAACGATAATCTTACGTCCAGTAACGCCAGCATCACCATCAGGCCCACCAATAACAAAGTTACCAGTAGGATTAAGATGCCATACAGTATTTTCATCAATCAAGTCTCCTAATACATTCATTGCAGCAAGTTTACTAATATTTCTTGCTTGCTCTACTTGTCCTTCTCCGTGCTGTGTACTAATAACAACTTGGTCAATACGCTGTACACGACCACCATCATATTGCACACTTACTTGTGACTTAGCATCTGGGCCTAATACATGCTGTCTTTGAGTTTTAAGTTCTTTAAGAACTTCATGTGCATAGTAGATAGGTGCTGGTAGATATGCATCGTTATCGTTACATGCATAACCAAACATAATGCCTTGATCCCCTGCACCAAAATCATCTGTACCAAGTGCAATGTCTGCACTTTGTGCATGGATTTCATTGTAGATGTTTAGCTTATCCCAATGAAACCCTTCTTGTTCATAACCAATTTCTTTAACTTTGTTTTGCACGATTTCTTTAACTTCATCTCTGCTTACGTTAAAGTTTTTTACTTCGCCCGCCAATGTTACGTGATTGGTAGTTACAAGTGTTTCAACAGCAACACGAGTCGTTTCATCGCCTGCTTTGAACCCGGCATCAACTAGAGCATCACTGATTTGGTCTGCAACCTTATCAGGATGTCCATCGCTAACACTTTCGCTCGTAAAAATATAGTTTTGATTCATAGTTGTTTCCTTAGTTTTTCATAGTCAATAGGAGCTTCCATAGCCCTACGTAATTGTTCATTTTGTTCAAGTCCCCCAGGCATTTCCGAATAAGGAGATGTGGAGTCTTGGAGTAAATCGCCATCCTCTTTCCATGCAGGCTTCAGCCACGTCTTTAACGTTGAGGGTATATTCTTCACTACGACCGCCCATTGGCATAAGATATACTGGACATTGTACCCCGGCATCTTGATAAGCACTAACAGCTTTTTCGACTTCTGTAAAATCATTTTGACTAGCGACAACAAACTTGAGATACATGTCACTATCAGTAACACACTGATACTCACTAGCAACATTAGGTTTAATAGCATCTTCCCAAGATTCTCCTGAAACACTAAGTTTCGGGGAACAACTCCAAGTGACTGTAAGGTCGTCGTGGTTGTTGAGATAGTTGTAGAAATCGTCATGTAGATGTTGTGTAGTGTTTGTTTCAAATGTAACATTCTTTAAGTCCTGCATACGTGGATGTTCGAATAGTTCTACGTAAAGTCGTTGCCACGCTAACAACGGTTCACCGCCTGTTAAAATAAGATGTACATCTTGTCCATCGTCTTGTGTCCATTTGCCCTGTGGAGTAAGAGAAAGCAAATGTTCTACTACTTCATCGATTGTAGAATCGTGAACTAGATGCTTGAACTCAGGATAGATACTAGCATATGTGTCGCATCCTGTGTGTATAATAGGTAAGTCTTCAAATCGTCTTGTAGTCTCATGTACCCCGTCCTTAATAAGTTGTTCAACCTCAGGATTATACCTTGATTTCTCTCTGTCCTTATTTAGTCCGAAATTTTGACAACGTAAATTACAACCGAAGGTTCGTAGGAATACACTAGGTACTCCTACAAACTTGCCTTCGCCTTGAAGTGAATAGAATGCTTCTGAATATCTTAGCTTCATCGTGGAGCAAACTCCTGTTGTAGTTTGATATTGTCAAAGAATTCTTTCTTAACACTAGGATCATCTAAGAACCCACCATTAAGAACTGTAGTCTGTGTCAAGCTACTATGCGCCATAATGCCACGATTCTCACAACAGCCATGTGTTGCTTGAATGTAAACACCTACGTGTTCACTATCGGTAGCCTTTATAATCTCACGCATAATGTCATTACACAGTTCTTCTTGTAGTGTACCACGTCTTGCACACCACTGTGCAATACGAGTATACTTTGAAAGTCCAATAACTTTCTCACCAGGAATGATACCTATGTATGCAATCCCAGCAACGGGCTGATGATGATGCGAACACATTGATTTAAGTTCAGAACGAACTACTAACATACCTTTGTAAGTATGTCCGTTGTCGTTAGGAAACGCTGTTGCGCTAGGTGCCGGATCATAACGTCCACTCATAATCTCATTGATATACATTTTTGCTAGTCTGCGTCCTGTATCCTTTGAGTTTGGATCGTTATGTCTATCGATTAGTAATGTATCTAATACATTTTCAAAAGCATCTGTTGCTTCATCGATAAGATCATCTTTGTCGCCAGGTTGTGTAAACACCTGACTAATGTTGTCACCCGCCCAGTGACGTATACCAGCTTCTTCGAGTCTGGCTTTTAATATTGCGGAAGTCTTTGTCATATACTATGTTCCTTTATTATTATGATATGGATATGGTAAACCCACTCATAATATTATAATACTACAAGTGGGTTAATTTGTCAACACTTATTTTAAATTAATTAGTGTAGATAAGGTTCATCATTATATCCAAGTGTGTCTCTTGCTGTATCAGCAATAGAACCCATATCTTGACGATCTACGATTGTACCGTCTGCAACAGTTGATAGGTCTGTGAACCCACGTGTTGCTGATGTTGAACCTTTATGAGCTGCACGGTGTGTAGCACCTTTAGTTGGTAGGTCATTTGATGTTTCTGTAATAGAACCGAAATCAGCAAGTTCACGTAAATCAATTGATCTACGAACTTTAACTTTCAAGCCAACGCCTACGTTGTTAGTAATCATACCTCTGTAACGAGCCATATTATTTCTCCCAAAATATGATAGAAAGCTGGGATACTCTCCATCATATGTATTTATCATGTATTTTCTTTAAGATATGTTATTAGTTTATCACCAGAATAGAATCTTTCTACGTTGCGTAGTTCTTCATTCATTGTCCAAGTTAGGTCACTATTCTTCGACATTTGCATATGAATATATGCTTTAATATTTTCAATGTTTTTCTTTGTTGCATCTAATGAAGAAGTCCATTCACTTGGATACTTGAATTGATCACTCCACATTTCACTGTACGAGAGACTATCTGGAACCATAGGGATAGCACCAACTTGCAATCCTTCATAGACAGAAATGCCTAGAGTTTCTTGCAAGTTAGCACTAAACACTAATTTCGCTCTTCCGAGCAAAGCGTGATATTCTGGCTTTGTTAAGTTTAATTCTTGACATTTAATGAACTGATACTCTGGCATCTGTTCAGCAATATAGTCAAAGACTTCTGGCTGTTTCTCAGGAGCAATACGATGTGGGAATACTATGATGTCCTCTTTCGCCATACTCTTATACTCTCTGAGATCCTCTTCAATGTATTCCATAGGCCAACCCACTTGTCTAATAGAGTGAAGTAGTTGCCTGTCGATATCACGGTCATCGTCCCAAAATGTATTTGTAAACAAATCAATATGGAACTTAGTAGCAAAAAAGTTATCATCATAACAATCGTACATACTCATTTCCGCTTTACGAACCCATGAAGCATTACCAATTAAACGTCCTAGGAAATCTTGTGGATCGTAGCTACCAGCATGCCACAAACCACCGATTCGGATTTTTATCCCAAGCAATTCTGCCATATATTTCAGCTGGATAACAGTGGGATTCCACGCATCAGTATAAAGAAAGTAATCCCCATCTTTGACTTCGCCATCACAGATAAGTTTTGCAATCTTCTCTAATTGTGCGCTCTTATAGATGTTCGTTCCACCAAAGTTAAGAAAAGCACCGGGTGTAGTGGCTTCTGGAATGTCGGTTGGACCGTCAATCACAGTAACATCAATCCCGTTACTTTGTAACAATGTGGGGAGATGTGTTTTCCACTGCTTAGTATAGCGAGATTCAACACTCTCCAAGTCTATAAGATATAGCATCTAATTTCCTTTGCCATTTTATTCACTTAGTATTGAGAACACGGGATATCCCTTAGCTCTCAGTTTATCAGACCCGCCTAAAAAAGTCAAGTCCATAATCGAATGAATACCAACTATGTTACCATTCATTCGTTCTATCAATGTTGTAGCCGCTAGTAGTGTCCCACCAGTTGCAATAACATCATCAATTATTAGAACACGGTCATCGTCTAACACTGAGTCAGTTTGAAGGTGTAGTTCGTCTGTGCCGTATTCTAATTCATATTCCGTTGAGATAGTCTCACCCGGAAGTTTACCTTTCTTACGTGCCATAACAAACGGTTTGCCTGTAATAGCACTTAGCGCACCAGCCATTGGAAAGCCACGTGCATCTAATCCTACGATTCTGTCGTAGATGATATTCTGTTCTTGAAATGCTTGAATAACTTTAGTCAATCCTGAAGGATGATTAAAGATACTAGCCATATCCTGATACATAATACCTGGTTGCGGATGATCAGGTACTACCCTAACCATCGCTTGTATTTCTTCACTGAGCGTCATATTCTACTAATGCTCCGTTTTCTCCGTCTTCAGAGATTTCGATTTTAATATCACGCCCTGGATATTTTGCAACGATTTGATCAAACAAATCATCAGACATCATTTCACATGATTTATAATCAAGTTCAATAACGTTATCTTTGTACAAGTTTTCTAACCAACGCTTGAATTGAATGAATTCAATATCTCTGTCATTATGTGTTACTTTAATTGCTACACGGAAATGAAACATGTGACGATGCGGATATCCCAAAAAGGATACATCATATTCATCACCTGTCGCTAGAGCAGGATCTGTCAATGCTGCAGGATACTTGTGAATACCTTCTTTTTGAAACGTAACCCAAATCCAACGTTTTGCATTTTTCTTTTGTTTTTCCATATCGTCTTTCATGTTTGCTTTCCTAGTTTCTGTTAGCATATAATTATAGTAACTACCCATTATCTCCAAGTTCCCGCTCTAGTGCATGTATTTCTTGCTTCATTCGAAGTTTCTCTGATTTTAATTGAGACACATCCATATGTAGTTTATACTCTTTTTGGATATGATTGTCAAGTGTTCTGTGCTTAATTCTTAGTGCTTCTAGTCGTGCTTGTTTCTTTTCGGGTGTCATTATAATCCTCCTTATCCGAATAAGTCTTCAACTCCGTCTGGAGTATCATACTCTTTTTTCTTTCCCTTTACTGCTTCTACATACTCTTCCGTTTTCACATTTGCTTCTTCAAATTCCATAAAGTCTGGGGTAGTTGAAATATTTTGCACACGTGAACCTTCACATTTACGTAAGAATGCTTTAAAATCTGTAAGCATTTGCATAGGGTCTTTAGTGGATGGGTCAAACAATACTTCTACAAATTTAGCAAAGTATAGAACCTTATCGGGTACTACATCTGATAAATTATTAGTTTTGCCCAAGTTGATATTGTTAATATCTAGTTTATCATGTAACATTTCATATTCATGATCAAACCTGCGAATTGCATCTTGCATACCACGAATATGATATTCAGCGTTATGCGCTTGTATTAAAATGTAGCTTAGACTATCCCAGCTTGATTTTGCTTCTTTCTTGTTTCGATTGAGCATACCAGGTTGCATGTAATTGATATCTCGCATATTCAAACGTGAGCCGATTTCGCCTTCATACAACCAAGGTTGTTTATCATTACTGATATCCTGTCGCCAATTTAACTTCTTAGTCTTATAAGACCAAGCATTACCATTCAAGTCAGGATAGTCATAAGCTAATCCCTTTGATGCAGTAATGTAGGGAGACGCTGCATCAAAAGAGATTGTTATGTTTGGATTGACATGTTCTCGTAGCTGTCGTTGAATTGCAGTTAACATTGCACCCCAAGGGAGAACACTAATACCGAGAGTGTGAATCCAAACATCATCTTGGTCTGCCTGACCAAGAAGACCATCATCACGTAAACGAATAAGTCTACGTAACAATAATTCAGCATCACCCGCATGATCACCAGCCATCGCATAACCTTCAAATGCTCTATCGCCATATACTGACTTGTCATTAAAGTGCTTGACTTTCTCATACCACAATTCACTAGTGTCCCAATTAGAACCGTGTAAAGTGTTTAAGAACTTTGTCTTACCGGGTGTTCGGTGTTTAATAAAGTATTCATGATTAAAGATTGTTTTGTCTACGCATTCTTCCCAGCTTTTGATACCGTTCTTATCACGATATTGTGGCAAACATGCCCAACCTGGAATATCAAGTGTCATAGAGTAATCACAATATTCTTCTAGCCACTTCATAATACCATGACGTGTAGTATGCCAACTCCCATCAGCATCATAGAATTTATCCCATTCAAGTTTCCAAGCTCCAGTACCAATTTGATACCCACCTGAATCCCCTACTAGAACTGTATTTTCACGGTCACGGTTCACAACCATACCATCTTCGATCTTAGTTTTTTCTAAGTCTAGTTCAGCATGTCCAGCAGAATAGAGACCATGTGAATAATACACATAGCCTTTATCTTTATCTAAGATGTTAAGACCATCTAGACCATGTTCGAACCCCTCAGGGATACGCTCAGGAGGGAACATGTCTGTTGTGCCTGCGTAGTGTTGTGAAATCTTACGAACATAGAAGTTCGAAATAGCAGGCAGAAATACTGCTTGCCCATTACTAATGTTATTTTTACCTAAATCTTTAACCATGTATTGTTGTATCCTTATATATTGTTATACTTCTATTTAGGTTAATTGCCAGATTTAGCTGGTAAAATGTACTCATATAGGCCCATTCCTGAGTCTACGTGAATAGCCATAGCGCCTTGATCTGAAATCTTAATGCTCATAGATGATGTATCACCTAGCTTCAAGATAGTTAGAACTGTTGCTAGTGGGAATGACCAACCAGATTTCAATTCACCACTTACATTACGTGCGAATGTCAAGTCTGCTTTATCAGTTGATGCATCGCCAATTGTAAATTGCAAATCACCATCTACTGTTTTTACAGTGAATAGAGGATCATATGCTGACAAGATTGCCGCAGTTTGTTGCAAGTCTTTAATTGCTTGCTGTGTTGGCATGACTTCAACATCCCATTTAGCACCTTTAAAGTTTGCTGTTTTAATCTGTGCATCAACAAGTTCACTTACGATTACACGATAAGTTGAATTCATAATGCCAGGAATAGCAAAGTTAAATGCCGCTGGAACTTCTTCGCCGTTACGTTCTACACGACTAATATCAACACCTGTTGATACTGCTTCGCCTTCATTGTTACGACTTTCATAGCCCAAGTAACCATTCAATACACCCAGACGACCTAGACCGAATTTACCAGAGAATTCTGGGACACGGTTATGCATCTTTGCACGTAACACTACTGTACGATCATCGTCCATAGCATCTAGTACTGTTGTATCTTCATCTGTTGTTACTTTCACTGCTTGAATAATCCCAAGCGAATGTGTGTGTTTTACCACGTCTTTTAAAATATCACGCATATGTGTTCTCCTATATTTTATTAATTACTATTATATCACAAGTCAAACAAGTTGTCAAATGATTTTTCTTTACCTTGTGTAGTTTTCTTTTTAGTGTTGCCTATCTTTGGATTATCAACCCAATGAATAGTATTATTGGGTAGTATACCCCACATGAACCAAGCATTACCAAATGTAGGACTGCCCCCACCTGTAAAGTCAACTCTGTTATTGTATACCAACGCACTCATACCATGTTCCATAAACATCTTGCCACGCTTATTCCCTTGAAAACTTGCGATAGGTAGCAATAGTGCAAAAGGTTTACCAAGAGCATAGCAATGCTCAATGAACTTGTCTTTGATACTATATGGTGGATTAGTTATAATCCCATCATGTACATCATCTGGTTCACAGTCAAAGAAGTTTTTCCCATTACTTGCTATGATGTTGTAATCGTATTTCTTAAAACCTTCTACTAGCAAACTAGATATTCCACTAGTCGCTTCATAGTAAGTCTTTGTCTTATCCAAATAAGGTAATAATGGAAGTACTTGATCTGGAGGAGTATAGCATTCATCTGATGCGGCATTCCTCCCCAAGCTAGATACTAGTTCTGTGTAAGTCTTTTTAGCCATTAGAATGAAAACAAATCTTCAAAAGTTTCTGATGCGTTAGCATTACGCAAGTCCCATTTTAGAACACCAATCAAGTTATCAATCTTCTTATCGATAATCGTTGTTTCCATCAAATCATGATCGAATGGAAGTTCTTGGAACCATTGTGGAATACGAGGTTCATCGATTGGATAAGCAATACTTGTCATTTTCATAGGATTGTCTCTGAGCTTACATACAATAGTCTTCATACCATCTGTAATCTCTACAGAATATCTGTCACCGTGCATCTCACGTAATGTATTCCAATTAAGAGCCGCACTCACATGTCCTGGAAGTCTAGGCTTCTGTAGCTTGTCTTCTGAACTTCGTAGCTTAAAGTCTGCATTCTGTGCTTTCTTATATTTTGCAACATCGTTCTTAAACTTAGTTAAGTTATTGACACGCTTTGGAGTACCCTTCTCCCAACCAGGCTTATCACGAAACTCTTTCTTAAACTCTTTGACCATATCAACAATATCATCTTGATCCCCGCCAGTAAGTACTTTAAGCAAACAAGAACTAAGAAATGTTTGCATATAGTCTGGAGTATCAGAACGTTTCAAGTCAAGTCCCATAGCTTTAACTTTACCAGGCTTACCTTCGATATCACGGCGTTCACCATCATCATCATAGATAAGCATAGCATAACGTTTCTTCTTAATAAAGATTGCTGATGTTGCTAAGTTCTCACGTCCTGCAGCAATGATTTCACCTTGCTTGCGTGGACAATTAAAGAACTCTTTCATAAAGTCAGGGAAACTTGCGTTTACTTGATCTGCGATTTCGTCATACATCGTAAGAGCAATCTCTTTATCCCATTCAATCTCACCACTATCAATCTCTTTGCTGTATGATGGATACATTGAATAATAGATAGAGTCTGTATCGCCATATATAACTGATTTGCCTTTGTAGTCATAAGTACCGTCGATCACTTCATTTGTCTTAGAACCCATGTGACGTGTGATACAACGACCACTAAGAGTAGTTGACTGACCGATACGCTTATCATAAAAGCGACACCCTTGATTAAGGATCGCACCATACAAACTGTTCAAGTTAATCTTTTTGACTAGCTGTCGTTTATCCCAGAAAGCGATTTCTTCTTTATCGCCCTTTTCAATGGCTTTCTTCTTATTAGCTTGTAGTACTTTACGTTCTGCATACCAACGCTCAAGTAGACTAGGAATAATACCTTGTACATCTTGCTTAAAGATAGTTCCGTTAGCACTGATTGCCCAAGGAAGGTCTCCACTGAATACCAAATCAGAGATTTCAGCACCTGTTAGTTCATGCGAGGATCCATCTTCCATATCAAGTGTTATGATTTGTGTCTTATCTTTTTCATTTAGTAAACGAAATTCTTCTGTAGAGAACGTATCTTCCCATGCTTGCGCAGCACCAAAGCCTTTGTTCTTACCACCACGACCATTGCGTATGCGTGTCTGGATCATTTCATCTGTCAAGTCAGGACGAAGTTGTGCAGTGATAGTTTCTGGAGACATATTTAACGCACGAATGATAGAAGGATACAGCGAGTTAATATCGATACCTGCTACCCACTTCTGTAATCCCTTTTGTGGATCTGCAACAAAAGCACCAGCCGCTTTCTGTGCTTCTGCCGCTTCCTCTTCTTCACGTGTAGGTTCGTAATCATCGTCTTCTGTGTCCCATGATCTACGCTTACGATCTGGAACAACCATGCCACGTCTATGTGCTTCGTTGATAATAGCTGATTCAGTCACAGCAACAGCACCCATAGTAGTTTGAATGTTAACAGTATTATCGTGTGCAATCTCGTTTGCAAGATCAATGAAGCGTAGCTTCTTATCTAGGTTATCAAGTAGTGCAGTATCCTGTCTGTTATATTCAATGAACTTGTAGAAGTCTTGATTGTATAACTGATCTAGTGTACCTTCGTAAGCAATCTTACGTTCATCAAGTTCGTATTCACCGATAGCATCAAGTGAATATGAATGCATTTCATGATATGTATATTTGCGATATAGTTCAAGATAATCGAGGTGAATACGACCAAGCAAGTTGTAACTTGTTTGCTCTTTACCAAATTTGATAAGTTTCTTAGGAGTAGGATACAAGTCCCATAGGCATAGCTTACGTGTATGAGACTTGCTCAACACACGCACAATGCGATTAAGAGTGTATGGAATATCGAAGCCTTCACTGTTCCAACCACTAAGTACATCTGCATCTTCGATAAGAGCTAAGAAGTCATTCAACAAATCTGCTTCGCTGAGATACAAGAACGTATCTTCAAACTTATCACATAGTCGTTGTGCTTCATCTAGTCCATCACCTTCACGCATATGCTCTGGTGGAATAACGAATGTTACGAGTTGTCCAGTCCATTGTAACGCTACTGTAATTGCAGTAATCGGCATGAACGGATCTTCGGGCGGAGCAAAGCCACGTGCAGCATCGAAGTCTACCTCGATATCGAAAAACGCTACATTCAACTTAGGAGAATCCTTGCCAAGATAATTTTCAGCAAGACATCTAATCTCTGGCTTGATATCACTCTCATAGATTTTTCTATCAGAATGCATACGTAGTTCTTTATGCAAGTCTTTCTTACGTTTGACTTTTACTTGTCGAACTTTCTCACCGTGAATACTTCGGTGACTGCCACTATCGTCACGTACATAGAACGTGCGCCAAGCAGGATAATCTTGATAGATTCTCTTGCCATTAACACGCTCTACAACTTGTACGATATCTTTATCTTTGTTGTAGTATGCGTCTACATAACTCATTTATAGTGTGCGTCCTACTGTCTGGAGTACTGTTTCTACATCTTCGAAGTCTTGTTTTGCTTCTTGCAAACGTGCTTTGTGTGCAATTGAGATTGCTTTATTGAGTACAGCTGGTTTGATATCCAACTCTTCTGCAATTGCTTTTACTGTATCTTTTAGTCCGCCTTTAAGGTCGTCTACTTCTTGTAGTACTGAACATCCTTCGTCTACAAGTTGCTTTAGTTTTGCTTTTTCTTCGCTTGAAACTGAATCTAATGACATGTTAATCTCCTCATATGGTCATAAAAAAAGGAACTCTAAATTGAGTTCCCTTTAATATAACACAGAGGTGTTCATATGTCAATAGTTATTTTTGGATTTTATCTATCCATTTCACTTAGACGAATTGCTAACGCATCGATTTTATCCATCTCTGCGTCTGAAAGTTGATCCATTGGCTTAGGAGCGGATTTCAGTTTGATTTTAGTCCCACCTACGGAGATTGTATCACCCTTTTTCTTTCCTGCCTTTGCCGCTTTGTCTAGCTCTTTGTAGAATTCATTATATTCCGAGAAAGATTGACGTGAACTTGTACTCATAATTTTATTTGCCATTTCTTCTGCTTCACCAGCGAATGCACTTTTTGCAACACCCTTGATGCCCGCACGTGTCGCCGCACCTTTAATGCCTTTTGACATTGCCGCTCTTGCAACACCGCCTGCTACAGCGCCTACTGCTGGAAGAATTTCATCTAGCTTGCCTTCTTTTAATGCGCCCATTGCAACTTTAGCAATCTTCATTAAACCTGTACGAGTGTTAAGCATTTTTTCAATTTTAGCTTTGTTATCATCGTTTACTTTAGCATGTACTTGTGTGATAGCTGATGCTGTGAACATGTCTACTTTTGAAGAACCGTCATCAAACTTAATTGATTTTGCTTGCTTGTCATCTACAATGCTTTGTAGTTGATCTAGTACTGATGCTTTCGCTTCATTAACTGACTCTGCCATAACAATATCATAACCAATGCGCTTTAATTCAGCGGCTAGTTTTGCGTATTCTTCTTTTGATGCTGGTTCTAAGTCAGTAATCAATGACTTAGATGCGTCACCATGCTGACCAATTTCCATATATGAAGTAATCAGTCCACGACCCTGTTCTTCTTCTGGGAACAATGCAATCACATCACCATTATCGAATTTTCTAAAGACTACTTTAACTGTATCATCGCCTTCGTTTACTGACTCTTCCCATGGAGCTTTCTTTAGAGATACCTTTTTAGGTTTCTCACCACGTTCTGTTTCTGCTTTATCTAGCGCACGTCTAATTTTTTTCTCATCTGCATCTGATGCTTCAGTTGTTTTCTTTTTCTTATTATGTTGGTCTTTGATACGTCCGATTTCTTCTGCTGAAGCACCTTTACCTGCAGCTGATTGAATCTTTTTCATACCTTTTTCACCGTACTTCTGTTTGCCCGCTTTATAAAGAATACCACTCTCATTAGTCTTGCGCTTTTCTGCCGCACACTCATCACATGTATCAATGTCGCCGTCAGTTTCATCTTTGATCCAGTCACAATCTGCACAACCTTTTGTACCTTCGTTTACTGATTCTTCAATTTCTGGCTCATTGTCCATAACCGCAGCATAATCTTCCATGTCACTGTCACCTGGCATTTCGTCTTGTGCTGGAGTTTCCATTTCCATATCTCCCATTGGATCTACCATCATCTCTGGTTCTGATCCCATGTCATCCATACCCATATCGTCTGGTCCGTTCGTCATATCGGTAGGAGCTATTTCTGTAGATGTTGATCCACCTAATTCTAGTGTATGCATTCTTGCAGATAATGAATCTGACATACGTGTATATGCATCATATGATTTGTTATGTTGGTCAGCAAATGTCAATGCTAGTTCGTGTACTGCATCCCTTGGATTTTTTCCTGATTGCAATTCTTGCATCAATTGTTCCGTTGCTCGGTTTAAATAATCTTCGAATTCGTCATTCGAGATTACAAAGTTTTCAATAAGTTGTGACAGTTTCATTGTTTTGCTACCTTTTAATCATGTTAGTTTTGACAGGGTTTTTATACACCAGATTACCTACATCTGAGGAATATCCCATCTTATGTTTCTTTTTCTTTTTTGCTGGCTTTTTAGCATATATGCTTGCCGCAGGATCACCGCCTCCTAAAGAGGTATTTACACTGGCAAAAGAGCCAGCAAAAGTTTCGGATATGATCTCATTAATTTTCATAATAGTATTTATCATTAAAGTTATTTTATGAAGATTTTTATAGTCCAACTAGATCGTTATAGTGCGGAAACACTTCAGAAAAATCTATATTGCGTCTTTTTTCTAACATTGAGAATTGTTTATGCGCCCATATCCTTTGTTTAGTAGTTACTTCACTATCTACCATGTCTCTTACTGTTTCCAATACTGACACATATCTATCTTTTTGATAAGTTTTATGATTAAACTCATTTTTAAAATAGTCTATTGCTTCTTGTACGTTTTGTTTATATTTCTTATCTAACATGCGTACTCCCATGTGTGATGGATTATCAACCCAATTAGTATGAAAGTATACAGACCGATCTTTTCCTTGTGGATGTTTCTTTAATTTCTCATTTAAGTAAACAAGGTAATCCTTAAAATAAGGAAGACTTAATGAATTGTGTGCGATACCAAAACCGTTAGTTAAGTTTGTTAGTCTACTTCCTGAATCTAAAAACTTACCTAAGTTTTCGTCCCATTTGTCCCAAGACATACCCCATCTTATTAATTCATTTTTTCTTCCAATTGCTTCACCTGATAATTGCATCATATAGTGTATATTAGGAGTACGTTCTACTAACTCAATAAATCTTTCGAATTTTTTATCTGGAAAGTTTAAGCTAGTAGTTACATTAATAACAATTCTTTGCTTATCTGATTTAGTATCATTTAGATTTACTAAGAAATTCTCCATAAATCTATACATATGATCTGTAAAGAATGGTTCTCCACCTAATAGGCTAAATGCTACATACTCTTGTTTATGTAAATCTTTCTCCCACCATTCATTTAAAATATCAATAGTTTTATCAAACATAGCATCGTCAGTATCAGGCATTCGTCTTTTTAACTCTTTCTGCCAACGAGTACTATTGCCTTCCCAACAATATGTGCATGCCATGTTACACTTATTCGTTAATTCAATTTCAATAAATCTAAACATGTTGCGATCTTGCATATCTTGATTAAATGCAATTGCTTTTTTAGGGTGATTACTAGCGGAGTTAAGTCTATTCTTCCACATCGGATCAAAGTGTTCATTATAATCAGTACGTACACTTTTTCCACTAGTTTTTTCTGATTCCCAGCATATTTTACAATCTTTACTTTGTGTTCCACCGCTCAAATCAAATTTACGCTGTTTAAGTATTGGATGATTGATTAAGAAATCTAAACTTAACGTGTCTAAATCGAATGTTAATTCTTTTTGTCGTTCTGAGTCAGAAATTACTGTTTTACAGCACCATTTAACTGTGCGAGTAGGCAAACTAATAATTAAATCATTATATGTCTTAAAACACATAGAATTTCTTAGATTATGTACGTCTGGGTTAATGGGAACAGTAGACTTTTTAATATCTGCTACTTCTTTGTTATATTCTGACATGTATTACCTTAATATGAATTATATGCTACTATTTAGTTCTTAAATTTTTAGTAGGTATACCATCTCTATTTACATCGTTGCCGAACTTTTTGACTTGTTTGATGATTTCATCTACGCCCACATCAACAGTTGTATTCACGCCTTTTACAACACGACCAACTCCAGCAGATTCTTCTACAGGAGCATTTGGGTTCTTAATCTTAAAGTCAGCAAAGTGTCCTCTGTCTTTAATTTCTAAAGTCCACCCAAGTTTACTTGCTAATTGTTGACCGAAACGTTTGTATAGTTTACCTCTGCTATCTTCTTCTGTTGATCCCATCTTGTCAGAACTGAAATCAATTTGTGTTACTTTTTCTAAATCTACTTTGTTAGCAACCCAGTCTTTTATAACAGCAACTACTGTAGCAAAGGTTCTAAACTGATCGCCGTCACCTGTTTTCTGCATTGTACCGTCTACTGCAAAATCAATAGTCCAACTTCTACCCGGACGGCCCATTGTAAACAATACCATTAGTTCGCCCATGTCCATGTCGGCTTTAGCTAGAAAAGAATCATTACCAAGTTCTGCATATCTGTCGTGTGACGCATCCCATGTATACGGATATGGGTTGTCTAAGGATTCATTAAATGCTTTAGTTTCGTTAACAGCAAACTTCCAAGATTTAATCTTGCTAGGAACAATAACACCACGTGGTGCTGAATATCGCTGAACATCTAGTTTGTCTTGCCACCAAACACCATCAAGTCCTTGCTGTTCTGCAAATATAGGTAGAACAAATTCTAGCACACCTGTTGAATCAATACGATTTTGTCTTGTTTCTTTTTTCAGTTTATCAGTAGGAACTATGCCGCCCTTGTCTACAGACACATCCATGTGTTCTAATTCTTCGTCGTACTCTGCTTCTGCGTCTGCCATTGAATTGAAAGTTGAACAAAGGTCATCTTCCATTTCATCATCGTAATAACATACTGTGACAGTCTCTTGTTGTGCTAAGTAGTCATTT